AATTAACTCCGTTCTTTTTTAATGCATTTGCTATATTATCATATAACTCCATTTTTCTCCTCCTATTGTTTTAAACCTAGCTTTTGTAAATTATCTTTTATCCAATATTGAAAATTATCTTGTGTATGATCTCCATAACTGTATGCATAATCTTTCGTGTATGTATTGTAGTATTTTTCAGAGCTTAAAAAAGCCTTCTCCGTTTTATCTGGAGTTGGCTTTCCTTTTTCTACACTATCTTTTACCCACATATAGTTTTCATTTTCTTTTTTGAATACTTGATTATTATTATTGTTTAATACTCTAAACTTCTTTTTTGCTAAAAAGTCTTGAGAGTATTCTATTAACTGCTCTTTATCTTTTCCTTTGTCAACAGGATGTAATCTTCTTCCGTAATCTTTAAAAAACTGATTTCTTAAAGCTCCTTCTGCTGAATCTATTGTTTCTTTATCTGTAATAGCTTTCCACTTTTTATTCATAGTTAGTTCAAAGTTAAATATATCTTGACTTAATTCACTAGGTGCTTTTTTTACTGATTTTTCGTGTGGACTATAATAGTAAGTGTCTAATAAATACCAATACCCGTCACTACCTAAGCCATAACATCCTACTGCTGTTGCTGATGTTTGATGTCCGCTATCTATTGCAAAATCTATATACAATATTTTTATTTTATTATTTTCTATGTAGTCTTCGTCAACGTATTCTATTAATTCAGGATTGTATATAAGTCCTTCTAATCCAATTACTTCTCCTAAATAAATCCACCTATAACGCATTTCATCATTCTTTTTCATTTCTTCTGCTTGTTGTATAAATATTTTTCCTAGCCATTTCTCTGGTACTGTTCTATAATCGCTTTGAGTAACAATGCAGTCCGTTCTTTGTTTCATTTTTTCAACCCATACGTTTACCCAATGAAATTTATTCTTCGGAGGGTTAAATGAGTATAGAACTATAAACCAATCATCATTTCCTCTAGTAAATGTTGCTATTATTTGGTCTATTTCATCTGGGCTATCAAATTCTGTTAATTCTTCAAACCATATTATTTTGATAGGTGTTTTTTCATCTATCATACCTTTTATTTTCTCATAATCATCTCCACCTGCAAAATACAAATTATTTCCGTTATTAAAATGTATTTCTAATGGACTTTTAAATGCTTGATAATCTATTCCATCTTCTAAATGTAATCTTGATAATCCTCTTTTCATTTCTTTATATACACTATTTCGTAATGTGTTCTGATATCTTCTTATAATAACTGCACTACACTTTTTTTCACTTAAGCAATGATAGTTTATCTTTATTGAATTTTTACTTGTCTTTGTACTTCCTCTTCCACCTTTGTCTATTTGGTGTGTCACTTTTGAATTAAAGGTTGGCCAAAAGTGAGGTGCTACAATGTTTTTTATTCTAACTTGTGCCATCTTCATCATCCTCTGGTAGATCATTTATAATCTCTATCCTATTATTGTTACTTGCGTTCTTTTCATCTTGTACTATTTCTCTTATTTCTCTAACTGCTTGAATTTGTTGTGCACTCTTACTATTTGTAGCTGTTTGCCACAAAGAGATTATCATAGCCATTTGATTATCTATGCTTTCTTTTTCAATTCCTAATTCGCTAAGCATTTCAGCTATGTCATTTCCTTGGCTATCTTTCATTTTAAAAGGCAAGGATAAAAGCATTTCCATTTGTTCTCTCATTGCTTTTCTTTGTCTTCTTACTTCTCCTGACCTCTGTCCACCTTTCCTGCCGTTCTTCTCGGCTTCCTCACGGCTTTGATTGCTTGTAAAAGGAATCAAATTTTTCTCATTTGCCATCAACTCCCACCTACTTGTTTATTTTTTGTTCTTCTTTATATTTTTGTACAATCTCATTTATAAAATCATTACTACTTGCTACTATTTCACATATATCTTCATATCCATATGTTGTATTGTCATCTTGCATATGTCCATATTCATATAGCCACACATGAGTTAATTCATGTTTTAGTGTTTTGATTATATTGGCTTGTTGTTTTAATAACATTACTTTTTGTTCTCTATATCTTGTAAAACCTAATGTGGTATTATTCTGCATTTCATTATTTATTATAGCTTCGTCTGCAGTCTCTATCGTCCATTCTGCACCATTTATCTTAAATTTCATCTTCCACCTCTGCATCCTCACATATTTTTTGATACCTGCATACAGTACATTGTTTTTTCTTATCAACTATACATTTAGCACGTTTTTTATTCTTGTAGTACTTATCTCTTTGCATTTCAATTGCTATTTGTTCAGCGATTTTACTACCTCTCATTTGTTTACTCCTTATACTTAACTTCATCGTATTGTTCTTGTAGTTTCTGTATAATCTCTTTAGGTGTATTTTGGTATATTATTGCTATATATTTTCCTACTTCATCGTAGAAGGTATATCTTATATAATTATCCATAACTTACCTCTTTTCTTTTATAAACACAACATAAGGCAATTTCCCATAACTAGCTGACATATATGGTTTTTAAGGGCTTTATACCAATCCTATTATAACCGGCGACTGATTAGCCAACTCAGCTAGATTGCCCTATGTTCTATCTATAAACACTGCACAAACAGAGTTTTTCAGTGGTTAATTACTCCACAACACACACAACTACTCTTGAGCCGTATTAGCTATTGTGACTGCTAATATTCGTATTATGTACTCAAGTCTTTCACTCTGTCTGTGCACTATTTATAAATAATAGAAGTACATTCCCTCGGGTTTGCACTCCCCTGCTATGCAGAATTTTATTAGCTAATAACAATGAAGCCACTCTTTTAACGGAAAAGTATGGCTGAAACGCAAGGAACGAAAACATATTTCATCTCTCGTTCCCGTTAACTCCTTCTACTGCTTGGTAGATGAGTATAAAAATAGAGCTATGCTATAAAATAAATCTATAACACAGCTCCGCAAAAAGCTTTTAACTTTTTTCTGTAGACTAAGGTTCAGGGACCTTTTTATTTTTATTTTTGGCTATTTGGGATAAGCCATTTCTGACTATAGCCATTTTTAACTATAACTATTATATCACAGATTTTTGAAAAGTTACGCCAAATTCACGCCAAATTTATTTATTTCTTTATGTACTGTGTTAATTAATTCTCCTTTTCTTCTTACAAAAGTTCTTTCTGAAAGCCCTTTTTCATTCATAACATCCCATTTATTTTTACTCTTTTGGTATAGCTCTTCAAATATTACTTTACTATCATCACTTACTAACTGTAAAGCTTGTACTACTATTTTATATTCATGTATAGATCTATTTAATTCTCTATTTTCTTGTAATTGTATTACGCTATTAAATACACTATCGCTTATAGAATATGGTGCTTTTGGTAGTCCATCTAAATTGACAGCACTCAAAGCTATTATGTCATTTCTTATATTCAATATGTTAATACAATTATAGTTGTATCTTTTTAAATATCCTTCTGCTTTTTTGTATTCCTCCCTAGATAATCTCATTTGTTACCTCCTAAACTTTAATTACTCCACCATTTTTAGCTTGTCTTTCTCTAATTGTTTCTTCTATTAATCCTAATTCGTGAAAATTAAAACATTCACTTATTCCTTCTCCTGTTTGATACCTTGCAAAGTTTTTACAAGTTTCTATGTAATAATACTTTTTATTATTTTTTACAAACGTCTTTGGTATTTTCAATTCTTCTCACCTCTCCATAGTTTTTAGTATATATCCAACTTTTAAAATTACATTTTTCTTTATTGCACATATATTGTCTTGCACAATTCTTACACTTCATTTGTTTAAATCCTTTCTAATCTCATTCACTGTTTTTACTAATTCATTGATTTTATCTCTATTTAATCTAATATCAGTTTTATCACATTCATAATCTTCTATTGTAAGTAATTCTTCTATCTCTTCTGTATTATCTTCTAATATTTCAACATAATAATTTAATATTCTCATATAATCTATTTTAAAATTAAATTTAGAATCATAACTTGTTATACACCAAATTATTCCAGGTTCTGTTTTGTCGTATTCACAAATATATGGTATATCGCTTTCATCTTTACAACTACTATAAACTTTAAATTTTGTCTTATCTTTTAGTTCCCCTCTAGAAATCATATTTAAAAGTTCAATCATCTTTATCTTTTTATTCATCTTCTCCTCCTATCCAGCCGAAGCTCCTTTACTTTTTCGTTTATTGCTTGTAGTTCTTCTAATGTAAGCCACTCAAATCCATCATAATAATTAAAACAAGCAATTTCTTTTCTTTCTTTATTTATTTTAATAACTTTATCATCATCATTTTTTACTTCAAATTCAATTCCATTTTCCTTTTCAAGCCATAATCCTAAATCATCAAACATCTCATCTGCTTTACTCAATATTATCAGCTCCTTTCTCTCTTTTGTGAATTTCGTTCATTATACTTAATATTCTTTCTAGTAATTTATCTTTTTCGTTATATGATATTAATAAATCTTCTAAATAATCCGTGCCTTCTTTTCCATAATAATTTATTCCATCTTTGTCTATAAATATATCTGTAATTTCAGTATCATATACACATACTTCTCCTTGATTTTCATAGACTACCCATACTTTATCGCCTATGTTATATTTTGTTTCTATTTTCATTCTTCCTCCTAACTGCTGTATCAGCTAAACTTTTTCTACTAAATTAGCTTTGATTAAATCGTATACTTCATCAAATTCAATCTCATATAATGCAATATAATCTTTATATGTAAATTCTTCATATTCAGATACACCACATTCAGGATAATAATCACTTACCATTACATATAAGTCATTAGAGCCTTCATATACAAAAAGAGTAGTATTATAATTTATTTCTTTATCATAAGTTTCATTAAAATCATCATATTCAAATCCAAATTTTTCTAATTCTTTTAAATCAATTCCGTTCTTTTATCTTTAACATCTTTAATCCTTCCTTTCACATTTTTCTAATGACTTTTTATATGTTTTGTCACATTTTTGTAAGATTTTTTTTAATTTTGATACATTTTGTATTGATTTTTGAGAAAATATCTCAAAATACCCATAAAAGTTTCTTGTTTTTGTTCAATACCAGAACATTTTTTAATTTTCTTCTTGTTTTACTTTATAACTTATAGATTCCATCATTTCTTTGGTAACAACCTCTTGTATATTTATAACTCTTAATTCAATTGGATAAGCATAATCATCATCTATTTCCATTATTCCTAACACATCAACATAATTTCCATTTTCATCTTCCGTATAATCAATTGCCACTACTCTATCTCCATTTACAAAATCATCTTTTTGTATTAGGTCTTTTAGATTAGGAGAATGTTTGACTATATATTCTCCTTTTTTAAAATAATAATATGGATAAGTTTCCTTCAACATTAAATCTACTAATATAACTTTATTTTCATATTTCTTACCTTTTTCATCTTCTAGCCAAGCAAACTTTATAATTTTACCTAAATTAGTTCTTCCATATTCTCCTATTTCATTTTCCATAGATTAGTCCTCCTCTGCCTTCATGAATTTCTTATTACATAAACATACTACTTCATTCCAATTAAAAGGTTTACTGCATTTAGGACAAATAGGTAACATATCTTTTTGCCTCATCATACTTTCATATCTTTTCGCTTCTCTTAAATATGGTTTATAACTCATAAGTTCCATTTTATATCTTTGTGCATTTTCAATACTATAATTTATATCTTCAATATGTGTTGCTATTTGAATTAAAGCTTCAAATGGTTCTACTACTGCCATACATTTTTTACAATATACTAAATGATTTTGTATATCTATTTCATAAGATGGCTTATTACATTTACAATTTTTTTCTCTTCTACGATTGATTATTAAAGTTTCTATATTTACGATTTTTTCATCATCCATTTATTACTCCTTTTCTAAAAGTGATTGCAGAACTGCCTTTACTACTTCCATAACATTATCTGAATTAAATAATACTGTATATTTTCCATTTGATTTCATTTTATCTAATTCTTCTATTTTTGCTTTTATTTTGTCTTCCAATTTTTGTAATTCTCTTTCAAAATAATTCTTTCTTTCAATCATCTCAGTATATAATCTATTGGTATCATTTTGTAAATTTTTCAATGTTTTGTTTTCTTCTTTTAATTCTTCTATTTCTTTAGATTGTTTTTCAATTAGATTTAAAACAATATTCATATCATCAATTTCTTGTTCTTGAAAAGGTGAAAAATATTCGTGTTCTTTACTATATAATAATAAAGATTTCATATTATCTATTGCTTTCTTTTCTTCATCACTTAACATTGTTTTATTCCTCCTCAATTTTATAAACATTATGTATTTTTCCATCTAAATCAATAATTTGTATAGGTTTAATTTTGTCTTTGCTCACAAATTGACTTTTTATATTTATAATTCTAGCATTTTCTTTATTCCAATTCTCAAATATTTGAGGTTGTACTCCTTTAACAAGTCCTTCTTTGTATCCTTTATCATATTCTTTTTTATTTTTCTCTTTTTCTTTTTCAAGCTCTGCTTCTATTTTAAAAATTTTATTGTTTCTTTCTGTTATTTGATTTTCTAAATCATTTGTCGCATATTTTTTCCATTGTTCATTCTCTTCTTTTTCTTTTTCATAATCTGTTAGTAGAGTTTTAATATCGTTTGCCAAATCCATGTGCCAATTCCAATCCCAAATACTTGGAAAATTACATTCTTTTTCTGAAAAACTTATGTATTTTTTTAAATTATTAATCACTTCTTCTATATTCATTTACTTACACAACCTTTCTATTTCAAATATTTCTCTTTTGCCTCTTGCTGTATCTTCTTTTGCTCCTATATACTTTATTGTTATATCTCCTAATTGAGCCATACATCTTTCATTTTGCACTAATTCATTTAATATTTTGTGTAAATCCAAATTAAATGCTACCGATATATTCATTTGCTTATTCATTTACTTACACCTCACAATTCAAATTCTTCATTGCAATCTTCTAAACTGCAAATACTATCTATTTTTTGCTGTAAATATTCTGCTTTTTTCTTGTATGGTTCTTCTCTTATCTCAAATATAATTTTGTCTATTTCTTCTAATACTCGCCTTTTATCTTCTCCGCTTAATAAATCTTCTTCTTGTATAAATCTTTGTTTATATCCTCTTATTCCTCTTATAGCTAGTCTTTTTGCTAATTCACTATGATTAATCTTTTGCATCATTGCACCTCTTTTCATATATTCCTAGTAAATGTTCTTTTTTCTCTTTAGTATTAATACTTGCCATTTTTCTAACTATCTCAACATCACTATCTAAACCGATTAATGTATCTAGCATTAAATCTATCATTCTGTCTCTATCTCCTAATATAAGTAATAAATCTGTTATTCTATTGTTTGCCTCATATAAATCTGATTCTAAATTTTGCATTTTTGATAATTTTGCTACAAGTTCATTTATATCAACTAACTCTCCATTATTTAATTCTATTAAATGTTTATTTTTGCTTACTGATATATCCATTTTATTTTCCTTTCTCAATTCCTCTTTTTAAAGCTTTTACACAATTCTTGCATAAATCAAATTCTTTTTTATTATTGATACTTACTAACTGTCTGTTTACTCCATTTAGCTTTTCTCCACATCTATCACATATATACCAACTTTTTCTTTTGTTTCTTAAATTCTTTTCAATCAGCATCTTTTTTCTCCTTTATCACTATTGCTATTTTACAATTTCTTGCTTTTCCGCTTTTTCTTAA